CTACTCCCGGACAACGCCCCACCCAGCTGCTTGACGGTCAAATCGCCTTCAACCTGGTTGACAAACTCCTCTTCGTTGGCGACGGCTCCAGCAGCATCACCGACGTAAGTGGAGCCGTAAGCCCTGGTATTGCAGGTCAAGGTTTCTTCGAAACCGACCTTGACATTTCCACTGCCGTAGCTGCTGCTCAGGCTTACACTGATTCTCAAATTAGTGCCCTGATCAACGGCGCCCCCGCTGTTCTCGATACCCTCAACGAGCTGGCCGCCGCACTTGGCGACGATGCCAATTTCGTTACCACCATCACCAACAGCATCACTGCAACTAATGCTGCTCTGGATGCTGAGGAAGCTCGCGCCCAAGCCGCTGAAGCTCAACTGGCTTCGGATCTGGCTGCTGAGACCGCTCGCGCCTCTGCTGCTGAGACTGCTAACGCTAACGCGATTTCCGCCGAAGCCGCTCGTGCTCAGTCCGCTGAAGCCGGCATCACCAGCAACCTGAACGCTGAGATTGCCCGCGCCCAAGCTGCCGAAGGCGTTCTGACTGCAGACCTGGCTGCTGAAGTTGCTCGTGCAACTGCCGCCGAAGGTGTGCTCACCAGCGACCTCGCTGACGAAGTTGCTCGTGCAACTGCCGCCGAAGGCGTTCTGACCAGCGACCTGGCTGCCGAAGTAGCTCGCGCTTCCGCTGCCGAAGGCGTGCTCCAGAGCAACATCGACGCAGAAGAAGCTCGCGCTCTGGCCGCTGAAGCTGCCCTTCAGTCCGAACTGGACGCCGAGGAAGCTCGTGCTCTGGCTGCCGAAGCCCAACTGGCTTCTGACCTGTCGGCCGAAGCGGCTGCTCGTGCCGCTGCTGACAGCACCCTTCAGTCCAACATTGACGCTGAGGCTGCTGCTCGCTCTGCCTCCAACGGCACTCTCCAGTCCAACATCGACGCCGAGGCGGCTCGTGCCCAGGCTGCCGAGGGCGTGCTGGATGGTCGCGTTGACGACATCGAAGCCGACCTGTCGACTGTTCGCACCGTTGTTTACGAGAACGACTCTGCTCGCATCGGTTCCTTCGTGGCTCCCGTTCAGGATCCCGAGTACCGCGATGGTTGGTACTTCAAGAATGCCACCACCGGTGCCAACGACCGCGTTCAGTGGAACTTCTATGAAGCAGGTGCTGAGAACATTGCTTTCTCCGCTTTCACTGGCTACGCCGTGGTGACTCTGGACTCGGCCACCGAGATCCCTTACCTGAACGTGTTCACCAAGCCGACAGGTAGCAACGACTCTGACGCCGCTTACCACTCCCGCCTGCGCTACATCGTCCCCGCTGGCTCCGTGGTTGCCGGTGGCAAGTACCTCGTGTACTACGGCACTGAGCCCACTGTGCACACTGATCTGCCCAAGATCCAGCTGACCTACGACGCTGCCAACAGCGCTGCTAACTTCCACAGCACCTCGGACTTCGTCAAGAGCATCGAGGTCACCACTCAGGCTTCTCCGACTGCCCCTGGCACTAACGAGTTCCTGCTGGAAGCCGTTGGCGTTAAGTTCGACAATACTCGCGTTGAGTACCGCACCCGTGTCCGTAAGGCCACCGTTGCCGACCTTAACTTCGACTTCGGCACCTTCTGATCGCCGAGTTAACTATGCCCCCTCTACGGAGGGGGCTTCTTCCGTAAGCTGAGCGTTAGTAGCAAACCATGAGTGTTTCTCCCTTGCAATTGCGCCGGTCGGGCACCGCGCATAAACGACCCGCCCCGGCTGATTTGCTCGAGGGAGAAGTCGTTGTCAACTATAATCCGAGTTCCTGTGGGTTCTTCTTTAAGGACGGCGACGGGAACACCGTAAAAATTGGCCCCGTGGAAATCTCCGCCGCTGCCCCTAACTCTACACCAGGGGGCGAAAGTGGGAACTCCGAGGGTGAACTTTGGTACGAGCCGACCTCGCAGGCTCTTAAGATTTTTTATCAGGGGCAGTGGATTACTGTGGCCACCCCCCAACCCATCGGATACACGGGGGAAATCCTGGTTGGGGATACTTTGTTTACCATTGTGGACGGCATCATTGCGGATGTGGAGAAGCAGGGACCCATCGGGTAAAACTTGCTATCTACCGTGAAGTAACTTGGAACTGAGTACGATTACGCGCATCGAGCAATACATGGTGGATGCTCTTATCGCAAGTCCGCTCATTCCGATCGGTGTAAACGTCTTGCGTCTTGCTGACGTGATTGACAAAGAAGGCGTAGTCAGCCAGACTAACAACATTGTTGTCCGCTATACCGGAGCAAGCAACTCGGTAAAGAACCGAGTGCCGATGGTATTTGAGCGCACGATGCGCTTTGAATTGAATTTTTCGTGTCAGAACTATCTGACTTCGTCAGGTCACGATTTTGCTACCCAGTTGTTGACGGGTGCTTTCATTACCTTGAATGGCAGTGTCCCTGGCGGCGCCTATGTGCAAGTCCTTGAGCCATTTGTTTGTGCTAACGAGGATTTCACGGGGCTGACGGACCAAAGCCAGTATACCTACACTCAAGTCTACCAACTTATCATCGAAGAGGCATTGCCTTACATTGCGTTGGACCCTTGCGTCCAGCGTGGGGACTGCAGGCAGATCTTCCCTGCCCTTGGTGTAGACACCAAGCTGCCTCTTGGTGGCATTCTTGAGGAGACCACCGGCGACATTTACGTCCCTGCTTACGATTGCGGTGGCGAGCCTGTGGAAGATTATGATGCGTGCTACGGGGTAAGGTGGAGCAACGAGCTGACGCAAAGCGGAGACTGGGTGTTTATCTGTGATCCTGACTGCGTGTTCATTGAGGATCCCCTCGGCCAACCTATCTACCTGCTCTCAAACAACAACTACACTGAGGATGGTCGCCTCGTAGTTACAATCTTTGACGCTGAAACCGATGAGCCAATTCGCGAAGTTTTCTACTGCAACACAGGTAGAAAGCTGGCCCGATACGCCGTTGAGTTGTGGAACGACACCGTAAATAAAACGGGTGCCATCTCCTCCAAGGCAGTCAAGGATGCCAGCTGGTATCAGAGCATGAACTACGGCGAGTTTGCCGTGGTTACAGGGGGTTATCAATTCCTATTTGTTGACCCTCTCAACCCAGACTCGCCACAGCTTTACTTGGACGGTGGTATCCTAATCGGGGTCCAAACCCAGACATTCATCCAAACACCGAAAGGCCGCTTTTACTATGTCGGCCAATCCCCGGCCGGTAAGGGATGGATGCTCGAAGGAACATTCGAACTGGCGTCGGTCAATTCGCTGTGGCGTCTTGGCTGTTTGCCCTGTACAGACGGCCTAAACTCTCCACAGCAACCCTGCTAGAGGCAAAATGCAATCTGCTCAGCAACTCTGGAATAGCTACCACGCTGCTGTTAAAGCGGGTAACACTGATTTAGCAAAACGGATCTTACGATCCCTGCAAAACTACAAAGGGAACCCGCCTCCCGCAAAAGGTGGATGTGTCAAATGCCGTAGGAGGCTTTACTGATGGATGACCGCAAAGACGAAGTAGTGAAACAGAAAGAGTTTCTGGCTCAGGAAGCTCTTCGTGTTGCTAATGAGGCTATCGGCCTTCTCCAGGACCAGATGTCCGAGTGTTCGACTCGGGATCTTGTGCAGATTTTTTCTGCCTCGGTTAAAGCACACCGGGAAATTACTGAGGACATCGTCATTCTCACGAAACCCGAACCTGCCTCCGAGCAGGAACTAGCCAAGGAGTATGACGGTAAGGTCGAAGAACTGCTTAAGCGCATTAGCAACTTCTGATTATGCGACCAATCATCACCAGAGCCAAACAACTGGACGAACACAGCTCCTGGCGAAAGTACATCAGGGGCATCCAAGAGTTGGTGGTTATGGAGGCCCCGGCCTCCGTCATTGACGAGTATAAGTACAAGGCTGCTCAAAACTGCTTCCTGGCATTTGCGGACATCATGAAGAAAGGCGATCTAAAAGTCGTCGCGTTTCATGAGATTATCGCAAGTGCCTTTGAGGACTTGGCTACCCGGAAATACCGGCGCCTTATCGTATCATGCCCACCACGATCCGGCAAGTCAATGCTGGCGTCTATGTTTGTCGCATGGTTACTGGGCCGCGACCAGATGACCCAGCATATTATTGCGTCCTACGGTCAGCAACTTTCCAACAAGTTTTTTCGGGATGCCATTCAGATGATGAAAGCACCGGAGTTTCGAAAGATTTTTCCGGATTGGAAAGGCTTTGCCCCCGACTCTAAGTACGACATGTTGGGAGGCGGCTATATCCTACCTACCTCTGTGGGCGGTGTGCTCACTGGCTTTACAGCAGGGACAACGAACATTACGAGCCCTGGCGTGGGCGCTATGATTGTTGACGACCCTCTAAAAGACTCGACTTCCAAGGCCGCTCTCGATGAGCTGGAATCATGGTGGGGCGAACAGGCATCCACGCGACGCACCAACAACTGGTGTCAGCTGGTTATTGCTACGCGATTCCACGAGAGGGATCTTCACGGGGTGTTGCTGGAGAATGACGGTATCTACGATGAGGAAGAAAATACAAATGGTTGGCGTTGGGTTAACATTGCCGGCCTAATTGAAACCCCCGAGCAAGCTGATAACGACCCTCTTGAGAGGGATTTGGGCGAGTCCCACTGGCCGAGCAACACCGCGTTTACCGTGGACATGCTCATGGCTCAGAAGAAGACCATGGGTTCTTACGCCTTCTCAGCTCTCTACCAAGGCCACCCGGTTGCCGCTGAAGGTCAAATCGTCAAGGATAGCTGGATTACCTGCATGGAGCAAGGCGAATGTCCCGGCTTTGATTTAACCTGGCTCGCGGTTGACTGTGCCTTCTCTGAAAAGGAAATGGCGGACGAAACCGCAATCTGCGTCGCTTCAATCTCTCACCGTTACCCAGGAACCGTCTACATTCGAGAGATTATTACAGGCCGTCTTGGTTTCCCGGACCTTATAGCCAAGGTCAAGCACCTATATTCCTACTATGATGCTCGTGTCCTCTGCATTGAAAAGGCAGCCTCTGGACAATCTCTGATTCAAATGCTACGCAAGGAGGCAAAGATCCCCATCGAGGAAATGAAGCCCTTGAAGTCCAAGACGGTTCGCCTGCAAGCAGTTGCCCCCTTGATGGAGTTCAACCGCGTGAAGTTTATTCAGGGTGAATGGATTGAGCCTTTTGTGAAAGAACTTACAGCATTCCCTTACGTTAAACACGACGACCGCACGGATGCTTTCACTTGGGCGTTAACTTATTACTCAATGAAGCTGGACACGGTTGACCGGGGGATTCAGGACTCTATCATACAGAATAAGCGGTTCTATGGCGATCTAACCCGTTCCGGTTTCGGGAATAAGAACGTCTTTGAGAACCTGTCTCGTGGGCGCATGAGAATGTTCCCAGCGGACCACATGTTTAACGACCCTGACTACGATGCCGTAAGCGGTGATGCTGATAATCGTTCTCATTTCCTTAGGGGA